ACCAGCAAGCTATAAATCTTTTGTTGCGATAGATATGTGCCTATCTATTTCCTCTAGTATTGACTGGCAAGGGTATGATACTGGAGCTGGTAAAACTTTATTTATAGCAGCAGAGGGCGTTGGTGGTTTAAAGAAAAGAATACAAGCATGGCTTGCAAAACATAATGATATAACAAAGACCCCTGACTTTCATGTTCTGGCTACAACTGTAGATTTTTTAGACCCAGAGCAGTTGGATAAATTAATAAATACAATTCACAATATTGGTAAAGATTTTAAACTTATAGTAATTGATACTATTGCCAGAACATTATCGAACTCTGGCTCTGATGAAAATTCTGCAAGCGATATGGGAATGTTTTTATCAGCCTGTGATACTGTAAGAGAACAAACTAAATCAGCTATACTAGCTATTCACCATAGCGGTAAAAATGAAGCGTCTGGATTGAGAGGTAGTTCAGCTTTGTTAGGTGGTGTTGATACTTCAATTAATTGCTCTCACTCTGGAACTGTAAATCTATCAGTACAAAAACAAAAAGATACAGAGCAATTAGAGATGATTAGCTTAGAGATAGAAAAGAGACAGTTGTTTGCTGATACCTCAGTTACTTTACAGAAGCTAATCTTTGAAACTGGAGATAAACCTATATATGAGCCAGCTCTAGGAGCGAATCAGAAATTAGTTTATGATATTATAAAAAACTCTTTAGAGGAGAATGGTCAAAATAAATGGATAAACTCTGATGTTGGTGAGCAAACCTTTATAACAATGAGTCATTTAGAATTTAAAAGTTTTGCTCAGTTCCCAGATAAAGAACTTAGGAGAAAGCAGCAAAAATTATCTAGGACAATACTGTCCTTACAAAACAAAGAGTTAGTCGGTATATGGGATGAAAAAATATGGTTAATAAAATGACAGACAAAGAGGATGATAAAAGAGCAAAGTTATCTCAAGTTTATATAAATAAATTAGATAAGATAGTTATTGCTATGGAAGAAATATGGTTCTCAAAAGAAGCCTTGTTAGATTTAGTTAGCCCAGAGTTACAAAAGAAATTTAGAAGTGCTGAGAAGAAACTAAACATAGCTATTGTTACACACAAAGAGCCAGAAGAAATTGCTAAATGGTGTAAGAATATTGAGAAGGGTTGGTTAGCTCTGGATAAAGAAGCCAGAGACTCTGGTCATCAACCACCTAAAGGTGAGTTCTGGGTTGCTGAATCTAAAAGCAAATCAAAGTTTATTATTGTTAAAGATAAAGCAAATAAAAGAATGATTGTTAATGAAGAAGAAGTTAAAGAAAAACCTATTTACACGCTAGATGAACTTGGAGAAATCCTTGATACATTGTTTGGTATTAATGAAGTTAAGAAAGTATTTAAGGAGGCTCATGTTACTAAGTTTGAGCAGCAGATACCCTTTGATGATGAGATTCCTTTTTAATCATGGCTAAACAAATTAATTTTAAACATAGTGTAAAAACAAAAGTAAAACGAAGGAGAAAAAAGCGACCTCTTAATATGAGAAAGAAACTTGGTAAGAGAAGTTCGTTTAGAAAAAATGTTGTGCATAAAGTGTCAGTCAAAAAGAAGTAAAGTTGTTGAGTCTAGAAGGACTTCTAATGCTATCCGCAGAAGAAGGGAATGTTTAGACTGTAATGAGCGATTCACAACTTTTGAGACTGTTTTGGAAGAAAAAAAAGCCCATAGAGAGCCTATGATAAAGATTCAGAGGCGTTCAAAGGGTAAAGTATACGAAAAAACAGATTCGTTTGTAGTGTTAGAAGAAGACGATACAGAGGATTACATTGATGGTTACCTTAGAAATAGGGGTATAAAGTATGATTAAGTTATTTTTAACAAATAGAGCCAGAAAAGAGAAAGTTTTAAAGAATGAAGCTCTGGAAGAAAATAAGTTTCTAAAGAGAAAGCTAAATGCTTATGAAGAATTTATATTTTCATTAGCAGAAAGCGAAAGACCTATTGGACATATAGGAAGATTATCTAGTCGGATTCGATTAGATAGAATTATATTACGAGCAAGGAGATTTAAAGATGAAAGACAACAAGAAAAAGGAAGATGGCTCTGATAACGATAATGTTATTGAGCTATCAGACTATCAAAATATAGAAGCTATTGATAGCCTAGAAAACGAAGGTTATATTAGTTTAGAATTGGATGATGAAATAAAAGAAAAGATGGGTATAGACTTAACGGATGAAGATATAAAGAAGATGGCTGATTCTTTAGTTAATAGTTTATTTGGTGAGCCAGATGATGAAAATTAATGAATACCCTATAATTACTATCAACAACGAATATATGCTTATAACTAAAAACGGAAAAGGTGAGAAGGTAGAGCTAAGTACAAGCCAATTAATACGTTTAAATAGAGAAATAGCTAATGTATTATGGGAAAGAAGAAATAATAGTGTATAATATACACACCATGACTGATGAAATAAAAGCTATTGATGTGAATGATGGTGAGTATTTAGACTTAGTTGTTGAGACTTGCTCAAGGATAATATGCTTTGAATACAACAATGATTTATGCAACTGTACTGCTCCCTCAGATTGTCATGGTCATAATGACTTCATAAAATCAGCTAAAGGATGTATAGGTGCAGTATCAGCCTTCTCAATAAACGTATTTGAAGCTACTTATATAGATAAATCAGAGATAAACTAATGGCTAAGAAAAAAGATTCAAGATTAACAAGAGCTGGAGTATCTGGTTATAATAAACCTAAACGGACTCCCAATCATAAAACTAAATCTCATATTGTCGTAGCTAAAGAAGGTGATAAAATAAAGACGATTCGTTTTGGTCAACAAGGTAAGACTGGTGATAAAACTATGACAAAAAGAGCTAAATCCTTTAAAGCAAGACACGCCAAGAATATTAAGAAAGGTAAGATGTCTGCGGCTTTTTGGTCGAATCGTGAAAAATGGTAGGAGAAAATTATGCCAAGAAAAAAAGGTAGCAAAGGTTTATATGCAAATATTGCAGCTAAAAGAAAAAGAATAGCCGAGGGTTCTGGAGAGAAAATGAGAAAGAAAGGTGCTAAAGGCGCACCAACTGATAAAGCCTTTAAGAAAGCTAAAAAGACAGCTAAAAAAACAAAAAAGAAAAGGAGTAAATAATGCCAAAAGGAAAAGGAACTTATGGTTCTAAAGTAGGAAGACCGCCTAAAAAAAACAAAAAGAAAATGGATAAGAAAAAGAAAAAGAAATGAGTCAACCAGCCTCTAATCCGTTTGTAGAGTTTTTAAAAAAATATAAAGATAATCCTGTTTTGTTTTGCCAGAATGTTTTAGGTGTTGAGCCTGACGAATGGCAAAAAGAATTGATGCAAGCTATCGCTGATGGTGAAAGAAAAATATCAGTACGTTCAGCTCATGGAGTAGGTAAATCTTCCGTAGCTTCATGGATAATGTTACACACTTTGCTAACCAATTATGACTGTAAGGTTATTGTTACTGCTCCAACCAGCTCGCAACTTTTTGATGCTCTCTTTGCAGAGCTATCACGTTGGATAAAAGAAATGCCACAGAGCTTACAAGACTTGGTTGATGTTAAATCAGATAGGGTTGTTTTAAAAGCTAGACCGAATGAAGTATTTATATCAGCCAGAACCTCTAGGAGAGAGACCCCAGAGGCTCTCGCTGGGGTTCACTCGACTGGTAAGGTTATGTTAGTTGTTGACGAAGCGTCTGGTGTTCCAGAGGAAGTATTTGAAAGTGCAGCTGGTAGTATGTCTGGCGATAATGTGCATACAATTTTATTAGGTAATCCAACTAGAAATTCTGGGCTGTTTTATGATACTCACCATAGGCTATCTGGTTCATGGAACACCTTCCATATTTCAGCCTATGATAGCCCAAGAGTTTCAAAAGAATTTATAGAGGAAATGGCTTTAAGATATGGTGAAGATAGCCCAGCCTTTTCAGTTAGAGTTAAAGGTGAGTTTGCAGAGGAAGCGGATGATGGAGTTATATCCATAGGGCTTGTTAGTTCAGCCATCAATAGAGATGTCCCAATAGATAATACTCAAGATACTTACTGGGCTTTAGACGTTGCTAGACATGGTGATGATAGTTCAGTTTTAGTTAAGCGTAGAGGTAATGTTATCTTTGATATAAAAACATTTAAGAAACTAAACTTAATGGAATTAACTGGTCGTATAAATGCTGAGAATGATAGTACAGAGCCGCATTTACGCCCTGTTGAGGTTTATGTTGATAGTATAGGAATGGGGTACGGAGTCATAGACGCTCTCAATGGGGTTGGTCGTTTATCAGCGGTAGGAATCAATGTAGCTGAGACTGCTAGTATGTCTGGAACGTATATGAATCTTAGAGCTGAGTTATGGTTTAAATTTAAAGCGTTCTTAGAGGAGGGCTTATGTAAGATTCCAAACCATGAAGGAATGATAGCTGACCTTGTATCTCCTAAGTATAAATTTACTGCTGGAGGGAAGATACAGCTTGAGAGTAAAGAACAAATTAAAAAGAGACTAGGTAGGTCTCCAGATGTTGCTGACGCTCTGGTGCTTCTTATGGCTGGTGATTTAATAGCGGTAAAAAAGAGTTCTGGTTGGCAAAGAAATTGGAAAGAGCCTTTAATTCGTTCCGTAAAAGGTGTAGTATAAAGAAAAAATATTTTCCTAGTTAATTCTTAATCTCTAATCCATCTTCTTTCCCAAGAGATTTTGTTTTTAACTAGGTTTTTTTTCGACAAAAAAATAAGGACAACTTGCGTTGCCCTTATCCTAACTAAAATGATATTAACACTATGAAATATTAACTCTCTAAATCTAGTTTATTTTATCCTCTGAGTCAACATTATTATCCGCATCTATTTTTAATTTTATAGCTGATAGAATTATAGACTGTAACACCAGTAATGATTTCTTTTCTGGGAACGTAAGCATCATAGATTTAAACAAGTTATCCAGAGAATATGTTATAAATAATTGAGCCTCGGCTTCACCCATAGCTTCGTACTTTTCGTCTAATGCCATCCAATCTTTTTGTATTTCTTCTTGTAGTTTATCCGTCATTTATCCATCCTCTTTTTTAATCGTGTTGTTAGCTTGTTAATAACTTTTTTAGTATCGTTACTATGCTCCGAGCCAGAAGCCGATACCATCTTCCTCTGCTCTCTTTTAAAATATTCTAATAATATCTCCGCATCCTTATCTTTAAGAGTTAAACTAATCCCCATAGAACCAGCCCTCTCTATCTGCTCTATCGTCTATCTCTTTAACCTTTGCTTCTTGGTATTGTTTAAAGCCTTGAGTATCTAAAAATAATCTCCTTCTCCTGTTCGTTTCATATTCAAACCAATCAAAACCACCGCCAGAATGTTTCTTATATAACCTTCTCTCCATCTCGTGAAACTTCTCCATCTTAAACCTCTTGTTTTATAGTTAAATTTTCTTCGTAATCTCTTAT